TTTTATCAACTCTCTCACAAAAGTTTTTGAAAATTATTTTATAAAAATAAAATAATTTTCGTATTTGATATCACTCTTATTTTTTTTATTTTTTATTTTGTTTTTATTTATGATTAATTATAGGTTAATATTATTTTTTATGTTCTTCTTTAATAGAATAGAATATTTCTTAAAAAGAAGAGTATTCTTCTTTTTAAGAAAATGTTAGTTTAAAGATAAGTCAATATAAAAAAATGGATACAAATATTTATATAAATTGTAATTTTTGTGAATCAAAAATTACAAAACAAAATATATCTAGACATCAAAAAACAGAATCATGTTTAAAAATACAAAGTATAATAAAACAACATAAAAAAGAAAAAGATTTACTTGAAAAAGAAAATAGTGAATTAAAAAACAAAATAAAAAATATAGAAGAGAAATCAGAGTTGGCTTTACGACAAGCAGAAGAATATAGAAAAATTGTAGAAAAAGCAGCAACAAAAAACACAACAACATATAAAAATTATACACATAACAATTATTTAAATTTAATTTCTCAAGAACCAATTCGTTTTAGTGAATTGACTAAACAATTAAAAGAAGTAGTGAATTGTGAATCACTTATGTATGATGAAACAGAATTTCATAACCATATAGTTGATAATATATTAAAAGATGAAAATGGAAAAGATAAGGTATTATGCACAGATATAAACAGAAAAAACTTTTCATATAAAGATGAAAATAGTGGAGAATTGATAAGTGATCCAGAATTAGAGAAATTAAGAGAACAGTTAAGAAAAGGAGCAAATGGAGATAATCAAATGGATATAAAAATATTAAAAAAAGAATTATTGAATAAGTTAATAGAAGAATATGAAGGGACAAATATCGATCCATATGTTAAATTTTATGAAATTCTTAAAAAATTAGAATTTGGAGGACCTTTTATTGAACATGTAGCTAAAAAAACTTATGTAAAAAGCATGTCAAATAATTTATAAAATTATATATTTAATTTTTAAATATATAATTTAATTGAATAAATTTAATAGTTTATTATAACTTTCAGAATTTGTAGATTTACAAACTGAATGAGTATCTGTTTTAATGCTGTTATTATCACTATAGCAACCTGACAGTTTAGAACATATATAAAAACATTCATCTTTTTTTTTTATCCATCTGATAAAAGTTGTATTTATAATTCTATCATCATCAACTTTTATAAAAGTTTCATTAATTGAATTATCATTTGATGCATTTTTTATTAGAGAATTTAAATTATCTTTAGGAATATTTGATTCCATTTTTTTAAAAATTTTATATAATGATAATCTTTAAATATAGATTAATATGCAAGAGTCATTTTGTTAACATTACTTAAATTAGGTAACATAGCATCCATTGGTTTTCTGGTAATACCATTTGCAGTATCTATAATACCACCAATATAACCCATACCTCTTGCTTTTGCCATAGATTGTGTTTCATAATCATATTCAATTGCTTTATTTGAAACCGTCATGCTACGGTCATTAATATTTGACATGGCAGATGTTTGTAATTTAGAATCAAGTTCAATTTGCCCAGTATTGTCATATTGTTTCTTAAAACTAGGTGTAATACTAGAAGAAGCTGTATGAAGAGGCATATTTCTTTCAAGATGAATATTATCTTCGTTGTTACCAACACGTAAAATAATAGAGTCACCACCACCAGCACTGTTATTAGTTTGAACAACTTTAGAAATATAATCTTTAATACGAATGGGAGTACCGTCTTCTCTATTAATTGTAATAGGTTTACCAAGACGAGATTGAACTGCAATATTCATTTTATCTTTAACTGAACCTTGAACTTCAGTTAAATCATTACCTTGTTGGATATAAACTTTAAGATTAGGATTTGAAGTGACATTTTCAACTTTAAGATTTTTCTGGTTAATAGCATCGGAAACAATAGAATTATCAGAAGTATTTTGTAAATAATCAGGAACATCAAATAAATTGGTTGAAGGATTTGCATAATGAGAAAATTGCAATTTATTTTTCTGAATTGCTCTATCACCAAATACATCAACAGAAATAGGAAGACTGATGTTAAAAGTAGCACTAGGACGAATAGATAAATAATTAATTTTTTTGACATCAATAGCATTAGAAATAGAAGTTAAATCAACTTTATTTTGAAGATTAGGAGTAACAAATCCACCAATAGTAGAAATACCAGGATTTGTAGTTGCAGCTGTTTCAGGACGACGCATTCTTGATAAAGGCAATAAATCTTCTTGAGTCATTATAGGAGGTCTAAAAGCACCATCTTTAATGACTTTATAAGGATTAGTAGCAGCAAGAGTAGGCATGGAAGTAAGTTTTGCACCGTTTCCACCATAGTTAGAATATGAGACATCAACCATAGGATTTACACCTCTTGCTAAATAACTAATACCTTCATTTATACGTGAATCATCGTTACGAATCATAAAATTAACATCACCCATTTCAACACGTTCCTTTTTTTTTGTATGAATAGACTTTGGAGGGTCTCTTAAAATATTTGGTCTTTCCCATGAGGGTAATGTGTAACTCTGCCATTTTGGACGCTGATAAGACATTTTTTAAATTATATATAACTTATTATATTATAATTTAAAAAATATTTTAATTTTGTATTTTTAATAAATACAAAATTAAATTTATAAATAATATTTTTAAATTAAATTTTACTAATTTATAAAACAATCATATCATTTTCTAAAAGATTCATTTCAGAACCATCTTCCATCATAAAGACAAGAGACTTGTAATTTAAGTGTTTAGGTTTTAAAATCATTCCATAAAAATCATTATTTGGACCCATAAATTCAACTACATTTTGAGTTACTTCATTTTCATTATTATCTAGAATCATTAAAGGAGATTGTTTAGAATCTAAGGAACTTTTATTTTCAACAATTGGTATTTTATAAGTTTTACCATTTAAATAGAAAGGAATACAATAAATACGTTCTTTATTAGTTTCGTGTAGTAAAACAGGATTGAATAATGAGTTTTTGTAAAACATATATTTATTTTTTAATTTAGTCATACCTAAATTGCAAATAATTTTTAACATCATTTGTGTTTGTTTACTGAAAAAATAATCTAGAGTATATTCAAATAAATTATTACATTTATTTTTTAGAAATGATTTAGTTGTCTTGAAAATATTCTTTAATTTTTGTAAATATTGTACTTGTGTTTCAACTATAATATCACTATTATAGTTGTAAAATAATACCATTAATAAATTGAAAAAAAATATAGAAAAACTACTTCTTTCAAAATGTAGTTGAATATGATAAAATTCAGTAAGTAATAAAGTTAATAAAATACAATTTGTAAAATTATAAACAAATGATTCAGTCTTATCATTTAATCTTAATAAACTTTCATTAACTAAGTTTCTGGATGAAACTTCAGAATTTGAACTTTCATTTAATTCTTCGTTTAATTCTTCATTTAATTCCTCATTTGATTCTTCGTTTAATTCTTCATTTAATTCCTCATTTGATTCTTCGTTTAATTCTTCATTTAATTCCTCATTTGATTCTTCGTTTAATTCTTCATTTAATTCCTTATCTAAATTGTGTTCAAGTAAAGTTTCATTATTTTGTTCATTTGTTTTAGAAGGGTTAATTAAAGATAAATTTTTCTCTAAAAAACTTAGAGATTCATTAAGTATTTGGTTCATTTGTTCACTACTAAGATTTTGTGACATTTGTTTATTATCAATTAATGTAGATAATTGTAAATGTTCAGTATCTAAAGTTGTTTCAGTAGATGACATTTTTAGAATAAATATACTTATAAATATTATATAAAATTAATTCTTTAAAGAGAATTAATTTTATGTTTTAATAAAAAAGTTTAAAAATAAATTAAATGACTAAAATAAATGAATTAAATAAACTAATTAACACCAGTAGAACCAAAACCACCATCTGATCTAGATGTTTCAGAAAGTGAATTAACTTCTTTAAATAAAGGGAATTGAAATCTTTCAAAAATAATTTGAGCAACTCTATCTCCTTTTTGAACTTCAAATTTGATATTTGAAGTATTATACAATAAAACTTTAACTTCACCAGTATAATCAGGGTCAATTACACCAGCCATTACATTAATCCCATGCTTTAATGCTAATCCACTTCTAGGAGCAATACGACCGTAAACATTAGGAGGAAATTGAAATTTTAAACCAGTTGAAACTAAAAAACGAGTGTTTGGTTCAATTATATAATCTTCAACAGACACTAAATCAGAACCAGCAGCTAAAGGACTTCCTTGTTTTGGTAAAACAGCATTTTCATGACATTTCAAAACAGATACATTAACTGGAGATAATGACATTTTTATAAGTATGTGTAAATGTTATATAAAATATTATATAAATTATATATTTTAAATAGATATATATAAATGAATATGTTATAAATAATGGATTAACAGATTAATTTTTTTTAAATAAATAACAAAAAATTGATTATTATTAAATTAAAAATATTTTAATATACAAATAATATAAATTGACAATTTAAAAATGAATAATAATGAATTTATTGTACCAACGTTTGGTTTTTTAAATAATGGAAACATATGTTATTTTAATTCGTTATTACAAAATATATTAAATTGTAAGTATATAATGCATTATCTTATTAATGAAAATAAACCAAAAAATGAGTTGCAAGAGTTTTTTAAAAGTAAATTTATACAATTTTGTAAATTATATAATGACGATGATAATAAAGATAGTCGTAAACAATTTAATCATGAAACATCAATATTTTCATATCAATTGTTAAAAATATTATTAAAAAAATATAATCAATTTGATATAAATCAACAACAAAGTAGTAGTGAATTTTTTTTATATTTAATTGAAGAATTAGGAATTGAACATTTTTTCAAGATAAGACATGTTATTAATATACACTGTGGAAATTGTAGAAATGTTTCTACAAAAATTGATGAATCTTTTCATTTTGAAATGTTTTGTGAAAAAGAGCAAAGTGTTGATATTGATAATTTTATGTATTCCGTAAATATTATAAATGATTATAAATGTGATAAATGTAAAAGTGTTTCAAAATCATTATATGAAAAGAAAGCTGAAAATATATCTAAATATTTTGTAGTTTTATTAAATAAGTATTTTGATAAAGTTAAAATAGATTATCCAGATAAATTTAAAATAACTATAAAAAATAATAATCAATCTAATTCAAATAATTTAAATATAATTGATAATTATATACCTGTTGATTGTATATGGGAAAATATTGGTCAAATAGAACACTCTGGACATTTAAATTCAGGACATTATATTTCAGTATGTAAAAGAATGGAAAATATATTTTTATTTGACGATATAAAAGTTGAAATGATAACAAGTTCTAAAGAAAAAAATTCTAGTATTAAACCAACAAAAAATACATATATGGTTTTTTATGAAAAACAAAATTAAAAAAGTAAAAATAAAAAATAAAAAAATATAAAAGTAAATTTAAATAATTTTTTTAATTATTTAAATTGATACATAACATGTCATTTACTTTTAATAAACATAATCCAAAATCATATGTAGTAAGAGGAGATGTAATTGAAAATTTAAAATCACGTCAAGATTTTATATCAAAATTAACTGGAAAATGTGTATTTAATACACGTTTGAAGTTTGGTCCTGGTTTATTAGTTCCAATTAATGATAAAAATACTGAGATATTAAATTCTTTAAGTGAACAGATTCTATCAAAGAATTCTTCAAAAAATCAAGATGAATCGCTTCGCTTGGAACAAGAGACAAGTCAAATATCTAAAAATGAAAAACGTTTAGAATCTGTAATTGTACCATATGATGATGGTTCAAATGATAAAAAAGATAATTTACTAAAAGATAAAGAATTAGATGATGGAAATTCAACCCGAATTATTGATGATTTGTTACTTGAGTTAATAAATGATGATTTAGAAATTAAAGAAATTTCTAATAAAGATGAAAATAAATTACAAAATAAAGTGGAAATAAAAACTCAAAATGAAAATTCTAACTTAGAACATACTTTTAAAATTGATGAAAATCAAATAAATAAAATTTCAGTAAAAAAAAATAAAAAAACAGAAAAAAATAAAAATGAAATAAACAAACATAAAGAAAAACAGGTTTCTATAATAGACACACCTAAAGAAATGTCATCTTCAGATAGAACTGATAAATCAAGAACAAAGAAATCAATTGAAATAGATTCTCGTGATAATAGAGAACAAAAAAGAGATATTGCTAGAGAAAAAGATAGTAGAGAAAAAAGTTTAGCTAGAAACGAAGAATCTAGATTACGTGATGAACATTCAAGTAGAGATGTTAGAGAAAGAGAAAGAGAAAGAGAAAGAGAAAGTAGAGAAAGAAGAGAAAAGGAAAGAGAAAGAAGAGAAAAGGAAAGAGAAAGTAGAGAAAGTAGAGAAAGTAGAGAAAGAAGTAGACGTAATAGACGTAGACATGAATCAAGTTCTGAATCTGATAGTTCAGATGATGATTCAGATAGTTATTCATCATCTGAATCATCAGATTATAGTGGAGATAGTTCAGAAGATGAAAGGATTCAAGAAACTATAAGAAGAAAGGGACAAAGACCAAACAGAAGAAAATTAGAATTAGACGACTCAGATGTAGATTCTGATCATGAAGATATAGTAACATTATCTAGAAGAGTAAGATATATTTTAAAGAAGTTACATTCAATTGAAAATTATCTTAGAAAATAATTTTAATTTTTAATTTTAATTTTTAATTTTAATTTTTAATTTTAATTTTTAATTTTAATTTTTAATTTTAATTTTTAATTTTAATTTTTAATTTTAATTTTTAATTTTAATTT